TACGCCGGCACACGCTGGTTAGTCACGGCGCCAACGTCAAACGACATCCGCGCAACTTGTTTTGAAGGTGACTCTGGGCTCATGAACATCATCCCTAAGTCACTCATTCGCGACTATAACAAGTCGCTCTTTGAAATCACACTCACCAACGGGTCTATTATTCAGGGGATCCCAGCATCCGAGCCAGAACGTTACCGGGGTAAGCAATACCACGGCGCCTGGTTCGATGAGCTCTGTGCGTTCGATTACTTAGATGAAGCATACGACGGCGTACAGTTTACGCTGCGTCTTAAAGACCCGCGCATACCGCGTGTTCAGCAGATCATCACCACAACGCCTAAACCAAAGGAACTCATTGTCGACCTAAACGAGGGGACAGTGGGCGGCGACGTGTACGTGGTCAACGCGTCATCATACGACAACAAAGACAACCTATCAGCCACGTTCTTCAAACAGCTAGAGTCTTACGACGGCACCGACCTCGGTCGCCAAGAGATCTACGGTGAGATTCTAGATCCAGAACAGGCCGGTATCATCAAGCGTAAGCAGTTCCGCATGTGGCCAGCAAGCAAACCGACACCAATCTTGGAGTACGTGATTGCCTCATATGATCCCGCCACCAGCGAAAAGACAATGAACGACCCGACAGCGTGCACCATCTGGGGCATCTTTGAACAAGAGGACTCAGACACAGGCGTCATCTTGCTTGACGCATGGGACGCGCACTTAGCGTACCCTGAACTGCGCCGCAAAGTCATTGATGATTTTAAAGAGGTAGTCTACGGCGCAGACAATGAATTTGGCAAGGGGCGCAAAGCTGACCTGGTACTCATGGAAGACAAGTCAGCTGGTATCTCATTAATCCAAGAACTACAAAGCTCAGGTATTGAGGTACGTGGGTACAACCCGGGCCGCGCAGACAAAGTTCAACGTCTTAACATTGTAGCACCATTAGTGGCAAAAGGCAAGGTGTGGATACCAGAAGACTCGGTGCAAAAGAAAGACTTTGCAGACTGGGCCAAACGTTTTCTTAGGCAGGTGTGTTCATTCCCAGAGGCCGGCGGACATGATGACTACGTTGACTCACTGTCACAGGCGCTGCGTGTATTGCGTGACTCTGGTTGGATCCAGCTAGATTATTTACCAGCTCGCGATTACTCATACGCAGATGACAATAGAAAGAAATTTGTCAACCCGTATGCTCAATAGGGCGGAACATAAGAGTTTTTTGCATTAGTAAGATTAGTCATTACCCAATAAGCAAAACATGGACATCTTAAAATCACCGTATCAAATGATGCTAGAAACATCGGGAGCCGCACCAACCCAGTCACCTGGTTTGTTGAAGACCCCGCAGCAGATGCTATTTGAAGAGTCTGGCGTAACGCCAGAGTTTGCAAACGGCGGTGAAAATAGAATCACGCCAGAACAAATGATAGCAATGATGATTGCCCATGGGCAAGAGCCGCAGAAATTTGGCATTGGCGGCAAGGTAAACGCCGGAATCAACGGATTGTTTATGTACCCTGAAGCTAAAGGGTTATACGACGCAGCAATGAATAGGGATCCCAACAAGGCCGCTGAACATGGCGTCGGGTTAGCAGACACAGCAGCGTCAATGGCGAGCATCCCTTACACACTATTGTCTTTGTTACTAGGATCTGGAGGCGTTGACGCCGGAACAGTAAACGAAGAGCCAGAACAAGATGTCATACACGACAAGATATCTGCTCCCCTATCTAAATACCTATTTAACCTAGGCAAAAAGAAATAATATGGCAAATCCAAAAATCCCTTTGCAACTCGGTGGAAATCTTGCGTCATTAGACCAGCAAGACGAAGAAATTAAAGACGCCACGCAACAAGACGAAGAGACAGAACAAATAGCTGACATCTTAGGGATGGACCACGAAGAGGTCGAGCAAGAAGTTATTGAATTGGAAGATGGCTCAGTCATTGTCAACTTCCAAGAAAGAAAGGGTCCTAGTAAAGATCCCGAGTTTTACGAAAACTTAGCAGAATCGTTAGATGAAGACACGTTATTTTCACTTGCGGACGAGTACTTAGAGTACATCGATATTGACCGCGAGTCTCGCGAACAACGTGACAAGCAGTACGAAGAAGGGTTACGCCGCACTGGACTGGGCAAAGATGCACCCGGCGGCGCAACGTTTGATGGCGCGTCCAAAGTCGTTCACCCTGTCATGGCAGAATCTTGCGTTGACTTTGCTGCCTCATCAGCCCGTGAATTATTACCACCCGATGGCATTGTTAAATCAAACATCAAGGGTGAAGCCAATAAAGTTAAAGAGGCAACTGCAGACCGCAAGGTTAACTTCCTCAACTGGCAGCTATCAGAACAAGTGCCTGAGTACCGCGACGAGATGGAGCAATTGCTCACTCAGCTACCACTAGGTGGTTCGCAGTTCTTAAAATGGCGCTACGACTCGGAACAAAAGCGTCCGACATGTGAGTGGGTGCCGATTGATAACATCTTGCTACCGTACTCATCTACTAACTTCTACACAACGTCTCGCGTGACTGAAGTTCAAGACATCACCGAAGACACGTACTTACAACGTATTGAACAAGGCATTTACCGTGACCTTGACGACACGTACACATCAGATGCGTCATTGGACGACCAAACACGATCTGAAAAAGCCAACAACAAGATTGAAGGTAAAGACCTACCTTCTAAAAATATTGACGGATTACGTCGTATTTACGAAATTACCTGTTTCATGCGTCTAAAAGACGACCCGGTCACTGAGGGAAAACGTGCACCATACATTATGACTATTGATGAGTCAAGTGGAGATGTTTTAGCACTATACCGTAACTGGGAAGCCAACGATGACAAACTCACAAAATTGGATTGGTATGTTGAATTTAAGTTTATCCCTTGGCGCGGTGCCTATGCTATTGGCCTTCCTCATCTCATTGGCGGTCTGTCTGCCGCTCTTACTGGCTCTCTACGCTCTCTTATGGACGCGGCGCACATTAATAACAGTCAGACAATGCTTAAACTCAAAGGTGGACGCATTGGTGGACAGAGTGATCGAATTGAGCCGACGCAAGTAGTAGAGATAGAAGGCGCACCAGGCGTTGATGACATCCGCAAGATTGCAATGCCAATGCCGTTCAATCCACCATCATCAGTACTATTCAACCTACTAGGTTGGTTAACTGACGCAGCCAAAGGTGTAGTAACAACGGCAGAAGAAAAAATTGGCGAAGCTAACAACAACATGCCGGTGGGCACAACACAGGCGTTGATTGAGCAAGGCGCTAAAGTATTCTCAGCCATTCATGGACGTTTACATCGCAGTCAAGCTAAGTCGTTAGCAATTATCTCTAGGTTAAACCATTGGTACCTAGACGAGATGGACAATCAATCAGGTGAAGAGATTGAAATCCGCGACTTTGCGTACAACAACGACGTGCGCCCAGTATCAGACCCTAACATTTTCTCTGAGACGCAGCGTCTAGCACAGAATCAAGCGATTCTACAGATGGCCTCAACAGCACCCCCTGGAATGTTTGACTTACGTGCAACATATAATCGCGTATTAAAACAATTAAAAATTGCATCTATTGATGAAATTTTACCAAATCCTAAAGGTGCAACAGAATCTAACCCAGCGCTTGAAAACGTGGCAATGACCATGGGGCGTCCGGCGTCAGCTTATCCAGATCAAGACCACCTAGCACACATCAAGGTCCACTTGGAGTATGCAGAGAATCCAGCGTATGGAGCAAGCCCGCTAATTGGACCGACATTTGCACCGAATGCATTAGAGCACATCAAGCAACATTTGACGTTGCACTACTTGCAATCTATGCGTGCGTATGTGGCAGAAGCCTCTGGAGGCGAAGATGTGTTTAGTTTGCATGAAGAAAAACCACTAGATATTGAAGCACAACAAGCAATTGCTTTAGCGTCTCAATTGGTAGCAGAAGATTCTCAAAACACAATGCAGCAGTACATGCAGCAAATTAACGCATTGGCGCAGCAAGTACAAAAAATGCAACAGTCACATCAGCAAAACGCAATGAATTCAGATCCGACCGCACAAGTGTTGTTGAAGACCCAAATGGCTGAGACTGAACGTAAAGCAGCAGAATCTCAAGCTAGAATGCAACAAGAAGTGGCAGAAAAACAACAAGAGTATCAACTCAAGGTGGCAGAATTGCAACAAAAAATGCAAGACTTGCAAACCAAGTACGACACGCAAGTTAAACTTGATGCCAACCAAAATGCAACTCAAATTGCTATGGCCGATCTCAATAACTCAGCTAAAGAGCGTATTGCTATGATTAGTGCCAACGCTTCGTTGACAGCCGACCAAATGGCATTGCAACACAAGCAAGATCAAACGGCATTATTGGCAACACAAGAAGCGGATGCCGACTTACGTCAACACGGCATAGACGTGCAGCAAAAAATGTTTGATTTTGAGGCGCAACAAGCTCAAATGCAAGCACAACACATGCAAGAGGCTGAACAACAAGCACGTCAACATCAAATGGAAATGTTTAGCCAACAGCAAGATCAAGAGCACCAAGCTGGATTGCAACAACAAGCAGCAATGGATCAACAACAACAACAAATGATGCAACAACCACCGGAAGGAGATATCCTTGGCTAAATCAGCAGCATGGCAACGTAAAGAAGGCAAAGATCCAGAGGGTGGGTTGAACGCTAAAGGACGTGCGAGTTACAATAAAGCTAATCCAGACAAACCAGGATTAAAGGCGCCAGCACCAAAACCTAAAACAGAGAAAGACGCAGGTCGTAAAAAGTCATTCTGTTCTAGAATGGAAGGCATGAAGAAGAAACTAACAAGCGAAAAGACTGCTAAAGATCCAAACAGCAGAATTAACAAATCGCTTAGAGCATGGGACTGTTAAAATGGCAAAAGAAGGCTTGTACGCAAACATTAATAAAAAACGCGCTAGGATTGAAGCTGGTTCCGGCGAAAAAATGAGAAAACCGGGAACTAAGGGTGCTCCAACAAAAGAAGCATTCAAAGAATCCGCTAAAACCGCTAAAAAATAAGGAAAAATCATGGAAAAAGAATTAGGATTTCGTAAGGCATACAAGATGACAGGCACTCCAGGATACGCTGGTGGTCCAGATCAAAAGGTAGAAGAAGGCGCGTCAGGTTCACACCGAGACAACAACTGGAAAAAAGGCGCAGCTCAAAATAAAATGACTAAGCCATCTAAAGTTGGTCCAGATAAGAATCTAAATGAAATTAAAGGCGGTAATTTTTATTAATTAGGGCGGAATCTTTTAAGTGTATGTATTAGTACATATATGAAAGACTTAGTATCCGAATTAATTGAGCGTTTGAAGAACGCTGACAAAGACATAACAGAGGCAATTGCTTCTGGAGTGAATATCCATAACTTTGAGTCATATCAACGTTTTGTGGGTAAAAAAGAAGGGTTGTCCGAGGCACTTGGGATTATTGAATCCCTACTATCTGAGGATGACGAAGACCAATATTAGCACTGTATAGTGCAAGGAGTGAAGCCGGATGGCTGCATACGATTTAAAGGCTAAGGACGAGCCAGACTTACGTTCAGAGTTAGAATGTTTTCCAATTGTTGAGCCGGGCATTGAAGTGCTAGGCGATCGCGTGTTAGTTCAGCTACGTCGCGAAAAAACTACCTCAAAAGGTGGAATCATTCTAGTAGACGAGACAACGCAAACCATTAAATTTAATGAGACTGTGGCTAAGGTAATCCAAATTGGACCGTTAGCATACAAGAACTTAGAAGATTTATCATCATGGATCGAAGGTCCTTGGTGTCAGGTAGGTGACCTAGTCCGCACAATTAAGTATGGCGGTGATCGCTATGTAGTTGATGCGGGAGATGAAGGCGCTCCGGTTGTGTTCATTACGTTGCAGGCTCGAGAGATTATTTCTAAAGTAAAATCTTTTGAACACGCACAACGTATGAAAGCGTTTGTAGATTAACTTTTGTATAAAGGATAGAAAATGGCAGATAACGAGAAAGACGTTCCTATTAAGGAAAATGAGGATGGCACGGTCTCAGCTAAGGTTGAAGAAAGTGCACAAGAAGAATTTGATTCAGAAGTAGAAACAGAAGACCTTGGTGATAACGACGACCAAGACGACGACGGCCAAGGTGATAATGACGATAACTCGGATGACTCCGAAGACGAACGTGAAAAAATTCGTGAAGCCCGTCGAGAAGAACGTAGGCTTAAAAAAGAGCTAACAAAACAACGTGACGCTTCAGCAAAACATAAAATTTCATCCCTAGAGCGTCGTAACGAAGAATTAGCTAAACGATTAGCAAATCTTGAAAGCGGAGCCGCATCATTTAGATTAGCTCAAATTGACAAGACGTTAGAAGACGAAGTTACTCGTGTAGAGTACGCCAAGATGAAGATGTTGCAAGCAGCCCAAACAGGGGACGCTGCAGCCCAAGTAGAATATTTGGAACAGTTGACAGACGCTAAACAGCGTGTTCAACAAATCCAACACTTTAAAAAGAATCAACTGGAAGCGGCAAAACGCCCAAAACAAAACGTACCTAACCCTACGGCACAAGAAATCCAACAGAACGCCAACAAGTGGGTTCGCCGTAATTCATGGTACGATCCAGAAGCAAGAGATACAGACAGCAGAATTGCAAAAGTAATTGACCAAGAGTTAGTTTCTGACGGTTGGGATCCAGCGGATCCTGAGTATTGGGATGAACTTGATAATCGATTATCTGCGCGTTTACCACACCGCTACACAGCAAAAGGTGGTAACACAACTCAACGACGTGCTAATCCAACAGCATCAAGCCGAGTTGCTAATTCGTCAGTGAGCACAAAACCAAACACAATCACGCTAAGTCGCGAACGTGTTCAAGCGATTAAAGACGCTGGCTCATGGGATGATGTAGATAAACGAAACAAGATGATCCGCGCATACGCATCGTATGACCGCGCTAACAAAGGATAATTATAATGGCTAATACTAGAATTAAACGAGATTTAGATGATCGCATGGCAGAACGTGCACAAGAAGTAATTGAGCGTTCTATGGTTGCGGATCCTGATGATGTAGCACGTCGTGAACGCCTTGATGCGTTTAGAGACAAATGGCAAAATAGTGCACTGCCTGACATTCCGGTAGGAACAATACCTGGAATGCACTTGTGTTGGTTGAGTACCACCAACTCATATGACAGTATCGACAAACGCATGGCGTTGGGTTATGAACCAGTTAAAGCCGCAGAGTTAGGTAAAGGCTTTGAAGGACTAGGTAAGATGAGCTCGGGCAAGTTTGAAGGCTGTATTAGTTGCAATGAAATGGTTCTCTTCAAGTTACCAGAAGACGTCTACCAAGAAGTGATGCGCATGCTCCATCTTGAAGATCCCCTTGAGCACCAACGTAATATTACGGCTCAGGTTCGGGACACTGCTCAAGATCGCAAAGGCGGCAGATCTATATTGGAAGGTGGCATCTTGGAAATGGAAAGAGAAGCTAACAAGGCAACGAAAAATATTCGTTTTCAATAACAACTTCAATAATAACAAAGGAAATATAATATGGCAACCGTATATCAACCCTTTGGTCTGAAGCCTGCCTATCATCCAAGCGGATTGGATCGTGCAGTACCATTTGTAGGTACTAACACATTCAACCCAGCAACCGGTTATAGTGCACCTTACTCTTTGGGATCTGGCGCTGCATTTTACCAGTACCAACCAGTAGGCTTAAACTCTTCAGGTCAATTAACTGTCGCTGCTGCAGCTGCAGCAACTTCTCCAATTTATGGCGTATTTGATGGCGTAGAATTCACAGACTCACAAGGTCGTCGTTCTGTAGCTAAATGGGCTTCAAAATTAACATTGGATGCATCTACACAAATCATTTTCTGGATCTTCCAAGACCCAAATATCGTGTATGAAGCACAAGCTAACGGATCAGTTACTTCTGCAGCATTAGGTGCTGAATTCGATTTTGACGCTACTAACACTCCAGCTGTTGGTTATTCTATCGGTAATGGCGGCGCTGGCTTCAGCCAAGCAGCCCTTGCAGGAACTAAGAATACTTCTGGCACACAAGGTCAAGTGCGCGTAGTAGGTCTAGGCCGTGAAGCAGCATTCCCAGCAGGTTCTACGAACCAATGGGGCGATGCGTACACAATTCTTCAAGTTACTATAGCGAACAACAGTTTTGTTGCTCCTAAGGTATCGGTTTAATTAATTAACGAAAGGAAATAGCAATGGCAACTCCAATGCGTAGTACAGACTTTCGTGCGGTAGTCGAACCGATTATCAACGAAGTCTTTGACGGTGTTTATGAACAACGTGACGACGAGTGGAAAGGGTTTGTAGAACAAATCCAAGGTATTCCACGTAACTATCATGAAGAAGTAATGCTCTTCGGTATGAACGCAGCTCCTGCAATGCCTGACGGCACTCCAGTAAGCTACGACCAAGGTGGTACTTTGTACATCACACGTTTCATCTACCAAATCTATGGCTTGGCTTACGCTTTGACCAAAGTTTTGATGGAAGACGGCGATCACATCCGTATCGGCTCAACATTCGCTAAACACTTAGCTCAATCTATGATTGAAACTAAAGAAACACTATGTGCTAACTTGTTGAACTTCGCGTTCACTTCAGGTTACGTAGGTGGTGACGGCGTTACTTTGATCAACACAGCTCACCCAATCGCTAACGGCGGTTCTTACTCTAACCAACTATCTACAGCGGCTTCATTGTCACAAACATCTGTAGAGCAAATGTTAATTCAAATTCGTTCAGCAGTTGACAACAACGGCAAACGTATTCGTCTTAAAGCTGAACAATTGGTTGTTCCACCAGCACTAGAATTCCAAGCTGAAGTTATCTTGAAATCTGTGTTGCGTTCAGGTACAGCTGATAACGATTTGAACCCAATCAAATCAACAGGCATGTTGCCAAAAGGCACACACGTGGTAACACGTTTGAGCTCAAGCAAAGCTTGGTGGGTACAAACTGATGCTGAAAACGGTTTGATGTTAGTTATGCGCCGTCCAATGGAGAAATCTATGGAAGGTGACTTCGAGACTGACTCAATGCGCTACAAAGCTACAGAACGTTATGCTACAGGTTGGCATGATGCTCGTAACATCTACGGTACTTCAGGTCTGTAATTAATTAAGGAAACTTAATGCAAAAAAGCCCACTTCGGTGGGCTTTTTTGTTATACTAGGAACACTATGCACAAACTACTATTAAAAGATTTAAACGTATCTGAAGCCCAAACCGAACTTCTTAATAATCCGGAAGTTTGGAAGAGAATACAAATACGTCAAAATATTCCAAATTCAGCGCACTCTGATACTGAATCAGTGTATATCAGAGGACCGGCAGACTTTTCTCCAGAGGGTTTAAAAAACTCATTAGAGTGTTTGAATTCACAATTTGCTAAAGATAATTTACCTGGATGTATTCAGATAGTGAGGCAGGTTGTAAAAGTACTTAATCCATCGGAACTTGGTAGAATAATCGTTGCTAACTTAAAAGCTGGTGGATCGATCAAAAAACACGTAGACAATGGCCCGTATGCCTCTAAATTTAATAGGTACCACATCCCTATTAAAACTAACGATCAAGTCATATCGTACTCCCCTAATGATGAAGTTAACATGAAGGAGGGGGAACTATGGTTATATCCTCACCAAACAGAGCATTGGGTAGAGAATAATGGAGACACAGATAGGTGGCATTTAATCATGGATTTAAGGGCGTAATAATAAAAATCTATGCATTAGTAAACATAGGAAGATACATCTTATATTGACTACCGAAACTTCCCGGTACGACGACTTAGAGACAATACAAGATAACCACTAAGATAAGGAATCAATCATGTCATCAACATTTACCTCACCAATTCGTATTTTCAAACGTAACAACCCAACAAACAACGGCGTAATCGCTCCAGACAACACTGGCGCAGCAATGTGTACACAAGACGCTTCATTAGTTACCCCAGTATCAGCAACAACATCAGGTGCAGTAGTTTTGCCAATTAAAGAGATCGGCCAATCTGTTGCGACACCTTTTATCTTGCCAGCGGGCTCTATTATCCATGACATTTACATGTATCAAACAACTGCACCGTCAGCATTGACAGGCGGCGTAATTACTGTAAACGCATTGGTAACAAACCCATCAACAGGCGCGGTAACAACTACAGCGTTAGGCACATTGACACCAACAACAAGCGGTGGCCTTATTTATGGCTCATTTGCAGCAACCACAGCGTCAGCAGCAATCTTGGCTAACGTTGGCGTGTTAGACGTTGAGCTTCAATTTAGCCAAGCAACAGTGTCTGCGATCACCGGATCATTTAACGCAACATTTGCTGTGCCTTACACACCACGCAATATCGATGGTTCAATCACAGCCTACGGTTCTAACTACACAAACTCATAATTAATTAGGGGCGGGACAACCCGCCTCTTTTAACATAAAGGAAAATTAATTATGCGTCAACAAATCGTATCAATATCAGGCACGGGATCAAGTACCATTATCCCAATGAACTTGGACTCAACCCCATATAACGTGGGTTTTGGCGTTGTTGTAACAGGCACCGTGAACTATACAGTCCAACACACATTTGACAACCCTTGGACAACAGCAAGCCCAACATGGTTTGACCACCCAACAGTCGCAGCAAAAACAGCAAGCCAAGACGGTAACTACGCTTTTCCGGTGGCTGCAATTAAAGTGCTAGTCAACTCAGGCACTGCGCCATTTACAGCAACATTAACAGTCATCCAAGCAGGTATCGCCTAACCATGACATACTCAGTCGGCAACTCAGAAGTAGCAAACTACGCTAATACCTCATCAGGTAAGGTGACTAATGTTGTTGCCGATAATGGAGTAGGTGGTTCGGGTGAGTCTGTCAATGTGGTAGATAGAGTAGCTTTATCTTTTGTAATTTCTGTAAATACACCAAATGCGGTTGTAGATGTAACGTCTGTAGTGGGGTACATTGCTGGTAAGTCAGATATTACAGTTACTGTAAACCCAAACGTTTATGCATATGGAGTAGTACCAACCATAGCTTATTCACAAAGTCCTGACCCAGCTTACTATAATGATTTATCACTACCCTATGCAGGGTTAGAAATTGTAGGTGGAGCTTCAGGCGACACAATAAAGCTAGTAAACAACGGATATATCACAGGCTATGGCGGTGATGGTTCGGGGATGGCATACTGGTCCAGTATATGTTGTTGTAGCGGGTATGACACTGCATCCACTTACTCTAGACCAGGGGGCGCAGCTTTATCTTTTGTAACCCCTGGCATCAATCTAGTTATTGAAAATAATGGGTACATTGCTGGTGGTGGTGGCGGTGGCGGGGCGGCATTTAATACAACTAATGGAGGTGGCTCACCATCATCAGGGGCTTTTGGCGGTGGCGGTGCGGGTGGAGGAATCTGTTACGGCTATTTTGGTAATAGAGTTAGAGCTACCCCAACGTCTCCCACTGGATTAAATGGTAGTTCATATTTGAATGGGTATGATTGTGTTAGCATATATATGTATCAGGGAGGTGGTGGCGGATTTACACTCCCAGGAGTTGGAGGGGCTTTAGGTCCTCAAGGTGGTTTTATTGGTGTAAATGGCGTTGGTGGTAGTGCTGGCGGTAGTGGGGCGGCATCTCAACAAACAGGCGTTCCATTTACAGCAGCTAATGACGGGGGGAGCGGAAATAGTAACGCAGGGGATTCAGTTTCTACTAGATTAGCTGGCCGACTTTTAGGTGGGGGAGGTGGCGGTTGGGGTGCAAGTGGTGGAACATCCTATAACGGATTAAATTTAGCTGAATTAGGCTCTCCTGGAGGTAACTCTATTCTCACTAACGGCAATGCTTATACAATGCTAGGTGATGGCAATACAAGATTATGGGGAACTGTAAATGCATCTACACGAACATTAGTATATACATTTCCAGCAACAGCAGAAAATGCTGTATTAGACTTTAATAATATCCCACAGTTTACTGTATTACCTTTTGGTCTTCAGGTTGTTCTAATAGTCCCTGCAAATGTTACTTTATATTCACTAAACCCTACTATACCAGGTTTAAAAATAGGGGCTACAACCACTAGAAATTGTACTGTTAGGTTAGTTGTTAATGGAAATATTCTTGGGGTGGGTGGTACTGGGGGCGGCGAAAATACACTCCCATCAGCTGGCGGATATGCACTTCAAGTAGGTAGTGCTGCCCTATCAAATACATTCCCGTTAATTATTGATAACCAAGTTGGATACATTGGCGGTGGCGGTGGTGGTGGCGGTTTTGCTGCTAATAATGCCACTTATGCCAGTGCGACAAGAGTTACATATGGTGGTGGTGGTGCAGGCGGTGGGGCTAGTGGAGCAGTAGGAGATTTTGCATACAACGCAAGGATAACAGCCCTAAACACTAATGGAAATAATGGTACATCAGTAGTAAACGGAATTAAAACATACAGTTCAGCTGGCACAGGCGGTACTATATTGCCAGGGGTAAGAAAAAACAACATTGGTACGTTTACAGGTGGAGTTAGCTATCCAGGACTAGGTGGACAAGCAGGTGGTTCAGGAGCATTTTATAATGGAACTACAGTATCTAATCCAAATAACTATGGCGGCGCGTTTGGTGAAAATGGTGGAACACCCCAAACTGTTTCAATCGGAAATCAAGGATGTGCAGGTGGTGGTGGTGGTGGATGGGGGGCAGCAGGAGGCAATGGTAGACAGACAAATCAGGCTTACCAATCTGGAGCTGCTGGAGGGTATAGTATTGTAGTTTCTGATTACGGCTCTGGCCCAGGTAATATATGGGTGGGTTCATCAAGCCATTTAGGTGGCGCTGTAATTGCATTATTAGTTTAAAACAGGATAAAACATGGAAAATAAATATCGTATTCAAAATCAACTCTTAGGAAAATCAGAATACTTTGATACAAAAGATGAGGCTAATACCCGTATCAAAGAATTGCAAGATGAAATTCTAACCAAGCATGCTGGTAGATTTAGCATTATCCAAACAGTACAATCAGCTAACGGTACGATGTGGATTGCCCCATCTGAAAATTCAGAAGAAGACGGTGACTATATGGTCTTCCTTAGTTCTACTGGACAGTACGAAAAAGTAAAAGGTCGCACAGCAGCGTATGCTAGAAACCAAGAGTTGAAAGATGAGTTCTTAGCTGAACTAGCGCAAGAGCCTGAATTTGTAGAGCCGCCAGTACAGCCTATAACTAAGGGATTACAAGAACTATGACAACAAAAACTATTCCACCAGCCCACGCATTCACCTATGACGGGGCAAGAACTACTGTGTACCACGCTAACAAAGGTGAGGGCTTGGCTAAACACGACCACAAATATTCACATGCATCGTTCTGTACATCAGGTTCTGTTATAATTCGCAAAGAAAATAAAGAGTTTGTGATGGACAAAACCACACAGCCAGTAAATTTAAAAGCCGCAGAATGGCACGAGATAGAAGCGCTAGAAGACAACACCGTATTCATCAACATATTCGCTGATATTTACAACGATCACAAGGATTAAATGCCAGTCTATTTAGACACTAGAGGAAACAATGTGCTGTCTGTGGGGATCTGTGATCGCTGCAGCAGAAAGTTTCCGTATAACGAATTGATGCCGGATCCTAATTTTCCCGGCATGCGTGTGTGTAAGGATGACGTAGATCAGTTTGATCCTTGGCGCCTACCTGCCATTAAGACAGAAAACATCTCGCTACGCTTTCCGCGTCCAGATGTTAGTGTTGCAGTGGACAGCTTACAAGTACAAACACAAAATGGTAACTCCTTATTTATTGAGGGGATCCCGCCATATTCAGGAGCTCAGGGAGACCTAATTACTGGGCCGGTCGCGCAGTTTGGCAACGTGCCACACCCAGCACCCCCTAGTCCTCCACCAGCTACAGGAATGGCGCCTAGTGTACTAGGTGTGTCACCGAATGTAGCAACACGCGTCGGAGGAACCATTGTAACAATCACTGGGTTATATTTAACAACCACAATGGGTGTGACATTTAATAACGTTCCGGTATCGAGCGTCATTGTATTAAACGATAGAAACATTGTAGTAACAACCCCACCGGGCGCTGTAGGACCTGCCGTTATTGAAATATCGACAACTTACGGAGTTGGCCAAGGTGCTAATCTCTTTACTTACACATAAAGAAAAATAATGGCTGATCAACCAATATCCCAATTACCCGTCGCCAATACCATCACCGGTAATGAGCTAACTGTAGTTGTTCAAAACGGCGTCACAAAACAAACGCAAGTGAGTCAGATTGCGAACGCCATCTCACCTGGTAAATTAATTACCAGTGTAAATTTTAACTCAAGCAACAACTTAATATTTAACTATTCAGACGGAACTACCTCTTCTGCAGGCCCTATTCCGGGATACATATCAGCATCTATTAATGGATCCGGTCAGTTATTATTAACCAATTCACTCGGGTTCACCACCAATGTGGGCACTGTTGTGGGCGCTACGGGCGCAACTGGCCCAACCGGCGCAACGGGTGCAACGGGAGCCACAGGTGCTACAGGATCACCAGGATCAGCTGCCACCATTGCAGTCGGCACAATTATAACAGGATCCCCTGGAACTGATGCAAACGTCACAAACGCAGGCACATCATCAGCGGCAGTCTTTAACTTTGCCATCCCTCGCGGCGATCAAGGTATTCAAGGTAACACAGGACCGACGGGCGCAACCGGACCAACGGGGCCTACAGGAGCCACAGGCGCAGGCGTAGCGGCAGGCGGCACGACTGGTCAAGTGTTATCTAAAGTAGATGCAACAAATTACAACACCACTTGGGTAACTCCAACAGCGCAAGTTTATCCTGCCGCAGGCATACCTAATTCAACTGGTAGCGCATGGGGAACATCTTATGGTGTTACAGGCACGGGTAGTGTTGTATTAAGCGCATCACCTACGCTAACAGGAATCGTAACAATTAATGGTGGGATGCAAGTAGATTCACCTTCATCTAACATAAATTTTAATGGAAATTTAAATTTAAATCCTGATGGGGCATATCCCACTTCAATAGGCTCAATTGGTAGTGGTAGAACAACAGCATTAAATGATAGTAATATAAATTTTAATGCAGATACTTTTTATTGTAATAGCACCGCATATTTTTATAATCCAATTGATGTAGCATCTGCAACAATTAATGGCGGTTTAACAGTAGGTAGCACTTTAAACTTAACAAGTAATGGCACTTCTAACAATCTTATTGCTTCAAATCAAACATCAGGAACATTAATAATTGGTGGCACAAGTGCTACAGGCGGAATTACATTAGGTAGAAGCACAGGTAACCAATCTGTCAATATGGGTACTGGGGCAACAGCATCAGGTTCAACTAAAACAGTTAATATTGGCACAAATGGTGTAGCAGGTTCAACTACTAATATTAATATTGGCAATGTTTCAACAGGCGGCGGCACATTAACATTTGGTCAATCCACAGGCACACAAACTACTAATATCCAAGCTGGTGCAACTGCATCAGGCTCAACTAAATCAATTCTTATTGGTACAGGTGGTCTAGCAGGTTCAACAACCAGTATTTTTGTTGGCTCTACAGCAGGTAATGGTAATTTAACATTAGCGGAAGGCACAGGCACGCAAACAGTCAATATTGCTAACTCAATAACTGCATCAGGTAATACTAAAACAATTAACATAGGCTCTAAAGGTGCGGCAGGTTCTACTACTAGAATATATTTAGGCTCAACAACAGCACCAACAACATCAGAAATTTATTTAAATGGCTTTGTCACTTTTGGAACAAGCATTGCTCAAACTCCAATAGCAGTTGCATCATTACCTTCAGGTGGAAATGCTTTCGCTGGGGATAGAAATTTTGTAACTAATCATAGGTCGGCAACTGCATACCCTATGTTTGGCGAAGTAGCTAGTGCCACGGGCACTTTTGGACCTTTTAATATTCCTGTATTTTATGATGGAACAAATTGGAGAATTGGATAATGGCACTATTAAAATCAGTAAACACAGTATTTGGCATTGATGCAAACTATTGGAACATCTTTTCTATTACAGAAGACTTTAAGAACAAAAATCTTGAGGTTGTTATTAACGGCTATGTAAGCAAAGAAGTGCGTGACGAAAATCACAATCCTGTTGCATGGCAAAACCTAACATTTACAGGCGATGACTACATCAAAGATGCTACCCGTGAAGCCATCTACTTAGCACTAAAATCTAAAGAATTCGCAGACGCAGAGGACGCATAATGGCACAAACAGGATTTACTCCGGTATCACTATACTACACAGCAACCACGGCCACGGCACCTCTGGCTGCTAATTTAGTCAATGGTGAGTTGGCAATTAACATTACCGACGGCAATCTTTATTACAAAGATAACAACGGGGTAGTGCAAATTATTGCGTCCAAAAACACTTCATCAGGATCCTTTGTTAACCTAGCATATACCGGAACGTTAACGGGCGGGACAGGCATTGTGAACATCGGCTCAGGCCAAATTTACAAAGACGCCGCGGGTAAGATTACCCTAGGTGGTACCTCAACAACCGGCCAGAACTTAACAGTTAAACAAAATATCACAGGCGCGGTATCATCCTTTGGTGTGGTATCAGAAGGTGTAATTCAGTCAGATGTGACTACCTTAGCAATCTTGTATGAATCATATGCCAAAACAGCAGCTGCGTCATTTACACTACCACTCTTAGCTCACTTTGATGCCGTTCAAGGCCCCTTTGGAGCTGGATCTACAGTGACTACGCAAGTAGGTTTCTTAGCAGATTCCACACTGACCGGCGGTACCAACAACATCGGATTCTATGGTAACATTGCCTCAGGCACTAACCGTTGGAACTTCTATGCTAACGGCACGGCACCTAATTACTTCGGTGGTGACACCACATTCAACGGGGCAATAACAGGCAGCACCAGTGTGATAAACATTGGCTCTGGCCAGATCTACAAAGACACTGCAGGTAAGATCACGCTAGGTGGCACTGCGACAACCGGTCAAAATTTAACAGTCAAGCAAAACATTACCGGTGCTACATCATCTTACGGTGTCGTATCAGAAGGTGTCATTCAGTCAGACGTAACCACCTTGGCGGCCCTATATGATAGCTTTGCCAAGACCGCAGCGGCATCATTTACCCTTGGTACACTATATCACTATGTTGCCGTTCAGGGCACCTTCGGTGCGGGCTCCACGGTAACCACTCAAGTTGGACACACTGCAGACGCTTCATTGATCGGTGCAACAAATAACATCGGATTCCTATCTAACATCCCTTCAGGCACGGGTCGATGGAATTACTACGCCGGCGGCACGGCAACTAACTACTTTGCCGGCGACACAATTTTCAATTCAAAAATTGGCTTAGGATCAGCCACATCTCCATCATACGGAACTTCCGGACAGGTGTTAACTTCTGGAGGACCTAGCGCATCACCAACATGGACATCTGCAACATCAGGAACTGTTACTTCGGTAAGTTGGACGGGAGGCATTGTATCTGTTGCAAATTCAACATCGACCCCTGCGTTTACTATTGCTGGCACATCAGGTGGCATCCCATACTTCTCAAGTGCATCAACATGGGCGTCGTCTGCCGCCTTGGCAGCAAGTGCCTTAGTAATCGGCGGAGGCGCTGGATCTGCACCATCAACTACCACTACGGGCACTGGCGTACTTACAGCATTGGCCGCGGCAGCTAACGGTTCAGGTGGCTTTGTTACAGACACAGGAACAGTTTCACTTACAAACAAAACA